ACATGAGCCCTATCGGTACAGCGATAAGCATGGGTAATCAAGTAAATGTAAATCCTGATTCATTGATTCAACAAACTTTTGGTAAGATGAATTACTTGGGAACAAACATTACTGATATGAAGGTTCTTAGAAATTTAATAGGTAATGGAAATAGAAAAAATCCAAATGATTCTGTTCCAGACGTAGTAATTGATAGAGCATTTAAGCACATAACAGACGGGCCCCATCAGCGTAGAACTCTTGTTGATAGAGGAATCAATCCTAATTTAACATTCAAGTATCAAGTAAAAGACCCACTAGCTGACGGTAATGTGGCCTTACGGGATGCTTCAGGAACACAATCAGACGGTGCGAACCTCTCAAGATTTTTGAAGAGTGAAAACTTTAATAAGTATGAAACTTTTTTAAGAGTTCTCTCAGGTAATAAACAACGAAAGCTATCTCCAAAAGATGTCATAGAGGCAACTCAAATAAGTGCTACTCTATCTCCAGATGTTGTAAAACAAATGAAACAAATCGGACAGTTTCCAGAGGAAATGACTAGTACTAATCTTGCTTATCAAATATTACAAGCTAGAGCTAGGATAAGAGCCGGCAAGGAACCTTCAGGTAGAGTACAAAAAAGAGCTAATACTATTTTCAATTCTTTGATAGAGAAAGGTAATGTAAAACTAGCTAGACTATCCGATGAATCTGGACGAGTAGTTAGTAACCTAGACTTTGATAAAATTAAAGTACCTGATGGTCACATATTTACTCAACAATCTTTTATATCTAAAATGCAAAAAGACCTAGGTGGTATGAATAATTTTTATGCTATCGATCCCAAGAAAAAACAATTCTATAGTATGACTAATGATGGACACGATATCCTTGGAGTAAATCCTCCCTCTGGTTCTGGTCTAGTTACAGTCAGTCCTTTAGTAAAAGTTAAAATGGGTATAGGTGCTAATAGATTTGATAGAAGACAGTTTAGGGATACTACAACAAGAAAAAGAAACAATGCAGTCAAGTTAGCAAAACAAAGAACAAAAGTAAAACAAAAGAAAGGTGAATCAGCTAATCAATATTTAAGGAGAGTATTGGTAGACGCTGAAGTAACTCCTACTCAAAAAGATATACTTGCCGCCAACACTTCGAGAGCTAAACTAGGAGGAGCGGGGTTGTTTACCGGAGCGGGTATAACAGGAGTAGCGATAGCAAACAATAAGGAGAAACAAGGGGTCAATTAAGACCCCTTTGTTTTATCTACTGTATCTCACATGAAGTACCAACACATGCTAGTTCCTGAGAACCGGTTGTGTTGTCTTCGGATTCAAAGTTTGAAAGGTCATTCCAGTTTACATCTTTTGGCATGGCACTAACCAACTCATTATATCTGTCTTCACAGATTTTTTCATAAGGAGCTTGTTGATAAACATGATCACTAAAAGGCAACAAACTAATACCAGAACAGATATCAAAGTTATTCCATATCCATTGAGCAACTTCCAAAAACTCATCATCCGTATAATATACTGTGATGCTTGGCTTATGCTCGCACCAATAGTTTTGATATGTCTCCCAAAGCTCTAGCTGTTTCAGAGCACTAATCTTTTTGTCTTCTGAAACACTAGTATCTGGAGACTTGACAGGGAAACTAAATACCAAGTTAGACAAGTTCATTAAGTCTTGTTCGACAGGGAATCCTGATTTTTCCATGAAGGTTGAAAGCGGGTCTTTCTGGTCTCCACGTACTCTCCTAATATAATACTTAGAAAACCTAGGGTGAATCCCACTAGCAGAGTCAACCAACTGAGAAACCGTACCACTAGGCTTAACACAAGTGATAGCGGCAGACTGATTAATACCAAGGCGTTCAGCCCATATTTTATTAGTATTGATTGCGACATTTTTCATCTCCGTTAGCCACTTCTTTAACATAATCGTGGCATCTTCAGGCATCTGTAAAAGGTCGTGGTCCATAATACCAGTCAAACTAACACCCAACAAGGCTTCTTCTTCGGTATTCTTTTCCCATATTTTACGGAGATATCTGAAGTTAGTTAATGTAGCCTGTAGCGTACCAATGATGGTAGCAATCTCAACTTTCTTTTTCAAAGACTTGAGATCATCTTGAGGTCTTACAACTACCTCTGAAAGATTACAGAATTGATTTGATCTAAGTATAATCTCAGAACAAGGGTTAGTTCCAAAGTCTTGATCAGGGTCACGCCTTTCGTTTCGTGCCGCGATATTCTGTGCCGCAACTCTACTAAAGATTCCCCTCTCTCCGGCTTTGGATTCATACAGGTTTTGCATCTCAGCTAGAAACGATTCAAAGTCAGGCTTCTCTGTGTACGCTACGCTATTGTTAGCTAACCTACGCTGTCCTTCGTTTCGCCACCAGTCACCAGACTTAGCTCTAGCCATTCTTTGATCAGATAAATTAGATAAACTAATCAACGCTGATCTTCTAACACCACCGACCACTACGATGTCCGCTATCTTACAGCAGATATCATGGCACTCAATGGACGTTAATTTGCGACCCGCTGCTTTTTTGAAAACATCTATGCAAAACTTAAACAAATCAACCAAAGGTTCAGGTCCACTCGCTCGACCACCAAAGGTCTTTAGTCTTGCTCCGGCGGGTCTTACTTTGCTTACATCATACTGTGGTATTTTACCGGCATATAACATAGCTATGAGCTCTCTAAAGGACGAGGCCCACCCTATCTTACTATCCGCTACTACAATCACGCTATCGGACTCGTGAAAGCTCTCAGCGATAACTGGCATTTTATTGATGAAGTTTCTTTCAACACTAAATCCAACTCCAGTTCCGCACATAAGAACATACATTAGTTCATCAAAAGACCTTGGGGAATCTATGTGTAGATAACTACAGTTAAATCCCGCTACATTGTCTTTGTCTAAAGCTTCACCGGCAGTCATTAGACATCTCATAGATGGCATGACTTCTAAGTTATAAATCGCATTGTATATTTTCTTAGCTGTCTTATCGTCTATCTGTCCACGATTAACCCAAAAGTCTACGTATCTTTGTACCGTTTCTTCCCAAGTCTCTCTTCTGTTTTCATCCGATAGCCAACGAGCGTATCGAGATTTGTGTATAAACTGTTGGTACTGGTCCATCTATTTATTTTCCTCCTCTACTATACCGATTAATTTATTTAAGTACCACTTACATTTACCTAAGTCTTGTACTTGCTTACCTTTGTAATCATACCTCCACAAGTATTTCATACAGTTACCTTTGAGATAACCTTTGAACGCATGTGATGACATGGATTCTTCAATAGCTTCTATGCACTCTATTGTACCACAATTATAGTGCTTAGGTCTATATATTTCTTCATCTTCTTTACTCTTCCTCTTCATTTTTAACCTCTGGTGTTTCGTAATAGTTATCATGCAACCAACGAATGGTCCTATCTTCAAACCTTTTTAGTAAATCCATTGGAGTTATTTCTAAGGTTTCACATATCAATTCGACATCGTGTGTATTAGCTATTTCCTCTAGCAACTCATCAAAGGTTAGCATTTTTTCTCCTTCACGTAATCTAACAAGACTTCAATGTTATCCATTGTATAAAACTTAAACTTCTCTTTTGTACACCACTTACCCATACATATCTTACTACCCTTGCGTACTTTTTTGTTTGGATTAGACAGTATAAAAACTAGTTCCCAATCAGGAGCGGAGTCACGTATCGATGTGTACTTCTTTGTATCTCCTACTCTAAAGAAACCTTTAGCTTCTATCAATATCTTTTTCTTCTCATGTACAAAGTCAGGCAGATAATTCTTTTGTATTATGTAAGGTATCTTGTAAGGCTCATACTTAAACTGTTTGTTTAGTTTCAAACGGATAGACTCTTCTAGTCCTGATCTAAATAACTTATTCATTGATTATTATTTCCTGTACTTTAGGTTCATTTACGACCTTTGCTAAAAACCTTGGACCGTAGGAATAATTGAATATTCTTAAATTGGGGTAGCAATGCCTTTTGAACTGGCAGTAAGAGCAACCAATAGCTAGTTTTAAGTTTCCTGATTTGCCATCTGGTAATGGCTCGTAACAAAGAGACTCTGGCTCCGGTTGCTCTACGAGCTTTTTTACGTGCTTAACCCTGTCAACTATATCTTCTTCATTCAATACAGAATATACAGATGCCTTATCGTCATCAAGATCATACTTTAAAAAAGTTAAGTGTCCATTTGTTTTATCCATAGCAAGCCATCCAAATACTCTTTCACCTTCTGAATGTGCATATGCTTTGATTTGATCAATATATCCAAAGGGATCATCAAATGCTAGTGTTCCCTCTTTAAACTTCTTAAAACCATATGGACTTGCAGATTTAACGTCTGTTACTATACCGTCTATCTTACAATCCATATGTCCTATTACTCCCTCTACCTCACAAACCTTTTGTTCATCAGTAACAGAGTGTCCAGATAATCTAGTGAGAAACAAAAGTAACTCTTCAATTAAATGTCCATACATAAACTTAATATATGTATGCGGTAATATCTTCTCAGCTTTAGTGCTGTGAAATGCGTTCCATAAGTACTTATCTGTTCTACCAATACTTGATAGCCTGAGTTTTCTTTTGTTATCTTTTATTCTATCGTCAGAAAACTCTTTTCTCATCAGGGCCTTTACTGATTCCCCGAATCGTTCTATTTCTTCTTCAACGTCTACATCATCAGGTGGTGTTCTGTTGATCATCAAGTCATAAATATCTCTGACTAAAGTTTCAGTCGTTCTCTTGGACATTGCTGTCTCCTTTAGTGGGTCTCAGCCCACGAGTCCCCAACTTTGTATTCTCCTTCGAGTGGACAGTTAAGGTTGAAGTGCAATCCCGCCGCCTCGATACAGCTACATGCGAGTCTACCAAAAACCTCAGTCTTCTCTTGCTCGACCTCTGTCTGGATTTCATCGTGTATGTTTCCTACAAAGTGATAGTTTAATTTCCACTTAGTCGCATACTCATCTAACAACGCTAGAGCTTTCTTCATAACAATAGCTCCGGCTGATTGTAGTAAAGTATTTAACGCCGCGTGTTCTGATCGTATGAGGACCCTTCTCCTATCCAGTCCAAGAACGTAGCCTCTTCCGCTCGCCATGCTAACTCGTTCTCGTAGTCTTGCAAGAGCCGGCGTATTTCTGAGGAACTTTTCCTTAAGTTCTTTACCATCTCTTGCAGTTCCTCCGATGATACTTCCGATCTTAGCATCTCCGGCTCCATAAAGGAAAGCGTAGTAGAAAGTCTTCGCTTGATCA